GGGCGATCTAAGGCAGGGAAGAAGCAAGTACTACACTTCGACCCTCCCGGCACCCGCTGCGACGCCTGACTAGCGCGCAGATGGAGTAACGAGTTTCTAACAACATTATTGAGGGCGTCCAATTAGCCGCAGAACATTGGACAAAGGCGTGGGGGCTAACCCCCACCTTATGCTCTGGAAGTGCCAGGGCCGGTTCCGACGAAAGTAACATGCCGAGTGTCGTTGAAGCCGTGATATCATCATACAATCAACTCGCACTCCATGCTTACCAAGTCCTCACGGGGTACACGTCCACCCCGCTCACAGAGCATCTTCGGAAGCTCGGCAAATCCCCCGCATTTTTTCGTAGGTTTTATCTCTCACCTCTCGGGGATGAGACCTGGGTTGAGAAGGACATGAGAAGAGGAGAACCCCAGACCTTTTGGGTTCTGGCCAGGCTGAGGGAGCTTGGTAACAGGTGCTTGAGCAGATTCATCGCTCCATGGCCCACACGACGCAAGGTTGCATTTGCGGCACTCCTAATCGTTATCGGGATGTGCGCTCTTCCACGCATCGTTCGATATGCTAGAGACAGTGCATTTGTCTCGCGTGTCCTGGACCAAAGCCGTCATTCGCCACCTTTAAGAGCGGAGACGCAACGTTCCGTCTTTTCGACGACAACCATCCCCGAATACCCGAAGATTCGTGGACACAGCCATCCCACGTCTGCTGGTGACAGAAACGCGGCAACCACGTTCTGCAAGAACTTCATGCAGAACCTCGGTTACACGCCGTACTATTACCAGCGGTCTCGTGCGGACGAGAGACACTCACGTGAAGGCTCGCGCTCATATTACTGGGCCAAGGACTTCACGGCGGCGGCCAAGCCATACCGACCTGGCCCCCATGACGGATTGTGCATTGTCGATGTGGATTACTATGCCGACATGCCTTCAATCCTCATTGAGAACTTTGGAAGACCTATCGTGCTGTACACGCTCAGTATCACTGAAGCTGGTGCCACTGGCGGCGACTACGCTTACTCGTTTGACGATGAGAACCAAATAACGTATCGCGTAGCTGGTGGCGGCGTGTATAAGCACGAGGTGTGGGA